TAACAAGCTCAAGCGTAACAAAGATTGCATCAACTATTGTTGCCACTATTTAAGCTCCTCTATAATTGCTTTATTGTGTTTAGCAACTAAATCCACCTCTATGACGTTTAACGCATCCTCTAGGCTTAGGTGTAATGCTAAGTCCGTATATGAAACAAGCCCTGTTTGTAGGGCTTGAAACACGGTATCGGATACGTTCACTGTCTTAGAAAGCAGACTTTCATTAATTGACAGTCCGCTTTGTTGCCCTAAGCTTGCGAACTGCCGTCTGTTAAAAAATCAATATGAATCATTAAGGCTTCTTTTCGGATTTGCCACAATGTTTTAATCGACTCAATATCAGAATCTAATAGGATGTCGCGTGGAGTTCCGCCCGATGGCACAATTCGAGCGCAATCAAGAAGCTCATTAAGTAGGTCTGTAGCAATCTGTTCTTGCATATTTCCAAGCCCTGCAATCACAACACGGGCAAGCTCAAGCATCCCGCCCGATGTATTGACGTTTGAGAAATCTAAATTACCCACATCAACACCACCGCGAAGCATTGCAAGCAAAGCACGGTTTGCCCAGTTATCAGCATCAATCACAGACATTTCGGTAATGACAAAGGTTTTCCCCTTGTCACGACCGTCCGCAATAACTAAATCTTTAGTCTTACGAGCCATCTTATGCAATCTCCGTCAATGATGTTGGGTCAACTTCAAATACTGACTGGCTACCTTGTAAAAGCTTAGTAGCGCTTACACCTGAGTGCTGAGTGTAGAAACCACTAAATGAAGCAGTCTTACCAACAGACGGCAACGTCAACTGAAAGTCAACCGCAACGATTTCTTTATTTTTAAGGAAGTTTGCAGCGCAGTTTTCAAGGATCGCTAATGATGGTGAGTTCGCTTCAAGGTTTAAGCCGAAAGTTTGCGCGTTAAACACAAAACCACCGCTTAAATTACCATCAGCACCCGCTACAGTTTGCGCAAGTGTGATGTCACCTAAGCTGAAAATGTTGTCAGCCTGAAAGCCTGTAAGCTGAACGTATGAATCGTAAATCCCCTCACAACGGAACAGTAGGACACAGTTCGCAGCGGTTAAGGTCTTTTTGTTAATAGCCATGCTTTAAACCCCTTACTGTACGTTAATTGAAGCAATGTTAATCGAGTGAACCGAGCCGCCATCTGTATACCATAGCTTAATCGGGAATGAACCACGTACAGCGCGAACCTGTGCAGTAGCGTCACGGATCATTAAGTAGTAGCCCTGATTAAAGATAATAGTCGCAGCGTCAACACCTGCTTCGTTATTGATAATTGACTTTTGTTGCTCAGATAAAGACACGCCAGTCTGAATACCGCCAAAGTTAAGCATTTCATTGATTGGGTCTTGAGCAGAAGCGCGTACTTTAGACTTTCCGACTTCATTGTATGGAATTGACTTGTTAGCAACCAAACCAGTGATCTGTGCTAACTGCAATTGGCTGTTGAAGTAGATTTGGTTTAGATACGCGTCAACCCACTTAAATTCGCCTGAAACAATCGAATTGCGTAGGAAGATGAAACGGTCGTTGGCAGTTGCAAACGCGCCATAATAAGCGTATCCGTTCGATTCAAGGGCATTCGCATCATCTACATCCGTAACGCTAGGCGCTAATGTTGAAGTTGAACGAAAATCCATTGTTGTACGGCCATTCAATTCACTAAAGTTTAGTGACGCAGCATATCCCGCACATAAAGCCGCATGTTCAAACGTGCCATAAACACAAGTCACATCAGCAACATTGTTTTCAGCAACCCAGCCCGCAAAGTTTGTTGTGCTGTTTGCGATTAGTGCTGTTGGTTCTTCGCCGTATTTAACCAACCAGTAACGGTGATTTTGCAAAGACACCCAAGTTGCGATTTCTTTTTGAATGTCGTCAGTCAATGCGGTTGAAGTTTCAGTCACGATTGTTGATAGATTCAACGTGTAATTGGTTAAGCGCTTCATTGCTGTAGTCGCAGTATCAACTGTTGTCACGTTGTCTAATTGCGAACCTGTTAGCTCAGTTAGGGCTAAAGCTTCAGCAGCAGCGCCAGTAGCGAATGAAATAGAACTTGTCGCACCAGTTGTACCCGATGCAATAACAAACGATTGCAATTGAGTATCAAAGGTTACAGCAGCAGTTAAGGCAGTTGCAATCAATGTGGCAGCATTACTAAAACTTGTAGCAGCAGACAAATCAACTGTGCCTGTTGCAAGAACACCATCGATAGTTACGCTGATAGCGCCTGTAATCGCTTTTAACTGATCAAGCGACATAGAGCGTAGTGACGCGCCTGTTAATTTCGCAGCGCTGTCAACGGCAGAATATTTTGAAATGAATAGCGCAGATGGCTTTACAGTTGAACCTGTAAAGCCATTGAAATAAATCTGAGCGAATTTGTACTTGTCCGACGTTGTGCCGTAGTCATTGCCTACAGCGTCAGCGTTTGAATATTCTTTAGCAACAAACTTTACGTCATCACTAATGATTGTTGCGTTAAGTGCCATTGCAGTACCGCCCGCCCCTAGAACTGAGGGAAGTACCGTAACGATTTCACTTGCTGGAATGGATGCTAGCATTATCCTGTTTTCCTTATAGTGGTGGTTGTATATCCACAGACGGCATTACCGTTGTAGATTCTTGACGATAAGTATAGTGTGGATTGTATTGCATATCAATTTCCACCATCCAACGTGCTTCGTACTCAGATGCTTCATTCACAAACGATAGATTCTTAGGCGGTCGATAGTCTAGTGGTTGGCACGACTGTAGGCGCTCACACGCATAAGGGCTTTTAAACATTGTGGCGATCTGCCTAGCCCTTGCTTGTCCTAGCTCGCCATAGCAATCAACTTGCATCATCGTCTTAACAGCGGTCTGTACGGTGATTATTTTAAACGGCTCATCGGGCAGGGCGGTTGTATCTTCATCATCCGAATAGCTCAATTGGTCTAAATCAGTTTCAGTGATAAACGTTATCACTATTCCATCTATAGGAAGCGGCACTCCATTTTGATAACCCTGAACAATAGGGCATGTGAAGAACTCAAGAAGCATTGCCCGAATCTCAATAAACATTTGGTTTAAGAAATCTATCTCACTCATAAAAAGCCCCCTGTCCAAATGGTCGTAATTCTGTTCCATCAAACCCAAACCAGCCTAACTTCTCAGCATCAAGCTTGCTTAATCTAACACCTAGTATTTTAACCCAATCACTATATGACTCGATAACTTTTAATACTCGCCAAGCAACTGTCTCATCTTCGCCATAAGGTTTAAACACAATCAAATCTGATCCTAGCGCCAGTGTTCGTCTTTGCGCTGAAATCAAACCGTTTGCATAAATATAACTATATTGACCTTGTTGCGATATAAGATTCAAATGCTGCAACTGTTCTGTCTCAATCGACTGTGTTTGAATCTCGATAGTAGAGTCTGCATATCTAGGCACTTGCTTGCCATTCGCTGCAATTGTGTAGCCCGCATTTGTTAATAGTGTCGCATCAGGGATATTACTGTTCACCCCTCTTGTGACGCTATTCGCCATCATTCTTAATTTAATAGACATAAAAAAGCCCTCTTGGTTGAGGGCTAGTATAAATCATTTAGGGCGTTTTCGTAGAGAGTTGCGCCAGTCGCCTTGATAGTTGTGTTTATCCACAGAAAGGCAATCTTCACCAACAAACCAGTAATGGTCTTTCACTATTGCTGGCTCAACTAGGCAAAAAAATCCCTTACCTGAGCGCCTTTCAACAACAAACCAATCATAACCATTTGGTGCTTGACTCCAGTCAGGTTGCCATTCTTTTTCAGTATCAATAGAAACAGCTAGTCTTTTCTCGCCCTTATACATAACCCAAGCATCAGGCGGATAATTAATACTCGCATCGTACTCAGGATACATCTTAAATTCAGCTAGGTTTTTATGTGTTTCTCTTGGTTCTTTGGGATTGCGTTTATCCGCTTCGGCTTGCATTGCGTCTGCGTAGTCCCAAGCCATTTCAACCTCAGTATTCATAAATGATGGGCTTTCGCTATGCTTCAAATACCACTCATGCGCCATTTCTAATTTTGTTTTCATAACCAACCTCAGTTACAGCCTAAAAATATGGTGTGCCAGTCGGTAGGCTTTCCCGATGTTCGATAGCTAATCTAGGCACTTACTCATAATACTAATATTGCTCTTAAAAAGATAATTAGTATTTCTAATATATGCTCTTATATGTCACTTACTATATATAGTATTAAAGAGAAAAGGGCTAAGTGGCACAAGATAGTATAAAAAAGCCATCGAGAGATGGCGTGTTTTATGTCTAAATTACAAGCTTAAATAGCGTCTGATTGTAGAGTAATAAAGTAGAAATATAGGATTGTAAACACGCTTCTATATCGACTTCATGGAGTGAATTTTCTTCTATTTCGATAAGATTTTCGATAGCTCGTTCGATCAGGGTGTTTAACTTCTTGGTGTCAATTGTGATTGTTACAGGGATATTTTTCATTCCTCCACAACCTCACTTTTTATGGAGTCGTAAAGGAGCATTGTTTCACGCAATGATTGGCATTAATCGGTTATTTCAACTTGATAGTTTATCAAGGCATTGTATGCTCTAATATCTATTTGATTTCTATATTCCTCAGCCAAGTGTTTCAAATAATCCTCCTTGACTGTCTTGTATGCATAAAATGCTTCCAAACTATCCAATGAAGACATTATGTGGACTGTCTTTCCATTTATAGTGCATCTAGCAACATAATTCTTGTTTATTTTGTTCCAATAAACTCCAGCTGGAAGACCTCCTCTTGCTGATTCTTTTCTAACTAATGCACTGTTTATTCTTCTTGGTAGAAAAAGGCAATTATTTTCTGAGTATATTTTATTGTCCTTAAATAGCAGATCTTTATCTAATTGATATTCTTCTACACCAAATCCAATCTGCTTGTTACACCACTCATAGAAATAAGAGTATGATTTAAAATTATTAGAAACAGAACACCCTTTGTATGTAGGTCTTTTATTTAACGCCTTTTCCTCAAAGCATCTTTGTAGCATCGCTTTCCAAAGCGAGTATTCTCTCACAAATCTGTTGCTTCCCGATGCAGGATACTTTCCATCATTAAAGCCAACACCATAGATTAATTTCATATTTGATACCTCTATCAATAACCTGAAATATTAATGCGGAAGCCAATCAGGTTAATTGGTTTTCGAGCCGTCACTCTATCCGCACAGTTATTATAGCATCATTCCTCTACTACTTCCGACTTAATTGAGTCATATAAAAGCATTGTATGTCTTAGTGGCGAGTTGTTCGGCTTTTTCTTCATGTTTGACGGGGAATTATTGTTCGGCTTTCTAATTGTATTCGGGCTATTGGGTGGGTTTTCCCAAGTCATGATTGCAGTTTGTATATTGGTTTGCATCAACAATCCGACAGAACCTAGTATTTGAGTTACATTTAGCCCCTTCTTGGCGTCACTCACAACTTTTTCTGACCAATTCTTTTTATTCTGTTCGATGGTATCACGGAAAAAAGGGCGGGGCGGCGCTGTCCGTGTGCCGTACTCATTCCAAAAAGCCACTAATGGCACGGGTGTACCATCAGGATATTTAGAATTTTCTAGCACACCGACTTTAACGTGTGCGCCTGTAGACTCAGGAGCTAGCTTTTTAAGATAGTTCGCAAGTCCTTGTCCTGAGCGTTTGACCATATATCACCGTGGCTGCGGATAACGACTGCGATCAACAGTCATGGCAACATTTGTCACAACATAAAGCCCTGTACGATATGGAGCTGTCATCATCCAATATTCTGCACCGTGTGGCGTTTGGTTGAACCATTTTTCACGACCAACGGCAGAAGTAGGGTAATCCAATGAAACAGAAACACTGCCCTCAGTAGCCGAAGAAATCCGACCAACGGCAGAGTTTCCGCTTTGAATCTGTGTCTGTAGTTGCGCATAGTGAGCAACAAGCAAATAAAACCAAATAAGGCGCGTATCCTCATCAATACAAGAATTTTCGCTATTATCTAGGATTTGCTCAGACTTCTTGAAAAACCACTCTAATTGAGTATCAGACATACCCGCGAATTGCGGGTAAATCTCTTTAAAGTGGGCAGGGTCGAATACGACTTTTGCCATGGTTATACGCCTTTACCTGCATCGGCATCTTTTTCAACGCCTGCATGTTTGCCTTGTTTAATGCGCTCTGTGCCAGTTTTTAACTCGGCTGTATCTTTCGCCTGAGCTTTGGCATTGCGCGTAGTTTCTTGTGCGGCAATACAACCTGACGTATAGAGCTTATGGCCTTTATGTTGCTCTACCCATGCATCCCACAGCTCTTTAGGCACGTTTTCGGTAATACCATAGCCATGAGCAACGGCAGAACTGTTGTATCCGTTTAAGACGACTTTCTGATTACCAACTTGTAGTTCAACGCCATAAGGCTTTTTGCATAATACTGTAACTGTAGACATTTTCTATTCTCCAAAAAGATAATTCATTCTAGCATACAATAAAAAAAGGTATCACCAAAACGATGATACCTTTAATTTAGGCTTGTGGGTATAAACCCTATTATGGCGCAGGCGTTGAAGTCGCATCCATAGTAGCAACAAACGCAGGGCGGTAAAGGATTGCGCCTAAAGTACCTTGTGAGCGTTTTTGCTTAAACCCTGACATGTCTTGAATCAGCGGATGGGTACGCATTTTTTCAGTGAATGACATTTCAACAGTTTTTTGACCCTCGTACTCATCAACGATTAACTGAATAGTTTCACCTGTTGGGGTGCTGTATTCAGGAATAGTGACGAAGCGTAAGTTCGGGTAATGCTCTTTAAACAATGCACCAAGGTTTAAACCAAATTGGTTTGTCTTAGTGAATTGAGCTTTCATTAGTGGCGAAAGCAAACAAGTCATCTTTGTCTCGTTGTCTACTAAGCCCTCAGTTTGAGCGATCAACTTTTTAAACAATTTGCCGAAGTCGTTGAAAATATCTTCAGCGACTAATGTTTCCCAGTTACCGCCAGTTGCCGCAGGTAATAGGCTAGGGTCGTTGATCATGCCGTAGTTAGCCAAGCCATCAATACCGTAGATGTACGAATGGTTTTGGAACTTGTTAAGCGTTAATGCGGCAGAAATCTGTTTACGGCTAGACCAGTCGATACGCGCTTCACCTGCCATTTCTTGCTCGTATTCACCAACACGGATAACCGTTTGGTAGTGGTACGGTTGGCGTGATGGGTATTGCACGTTTACACCCGACATGCCGTTATCGTTGAAATCGCCATAGGTCGATGTTTCACCTACTGATTCAATAACAGGGAATTGAACAAGTGAGCTAGTCCAGTTACCTTTTTTAACTTCACCGAATGCTTCGCCCATTTTCATAGGTGATACAAGAACTTCAATTAAATTCGGATCAACCCATGTGGTAAATAAAGCAGGGAAGCCACCGTTTGGATTGGTAACTAATGATCCTGGCACAAGTTCAGCATCCATAGCCATTGCTAGGTTTGCTTTTTTCGCATCCGTTAAAACCTGAGCGCCACGACCGAAGATAACGCCGTGTTCCTTGTTGAGTACCGCAATATCGCTTTGTGTTAATTCTAAAGGCATTATTCAGTCCTCTTAAAATGCTGTGATTTTGATAAGTTCGCCAACATCACCGATGGAAGCAACCTTAAATTCTGTTTCTGTGAATCCTGCAACTGTAGCACCCGCCGCACCTGTTGCGATTTCGCCTGTAGTATCAGAAGCAAATACCTTTTGGCCTACTGTCGCAGCAGTAGTAGTTTTAACCCAAAAGTCGCCACGGTCATAAAGCGTTACACCGAAGCCCGCAGGGATAAGCATTGACGTTTCAGCACGATAGCCAGTAATCAAAGCGGTATTTTCACCACGACGAACAAAGCCTAGAACCTGATTGGTTAAATCAGCAGGTTTAACATTTGTCACTTGACCGTTTGCAATGTTAGCCCATGCAAAGCGTGCAATTGTTACACCTGCAGAAGATGCTTTTAATTGCTGATTACCTGCAAGCACCGCATGATACGGGCCAGCAGCCGCGAAATCACCTTCAACAGCTAAAGGGACATTGCGGTTAATTGTTTGTTGAAAACCTGTAGCCATGATTATTACCCCTTACGAATATGACCAGTGATTGATTTCAAGCCTGTAGACGCAGTTGCATAAGCAGAGTCTTGGGCAATGTTTGGAGTGTTTTGCTTGCCTTGCAGCACAAGATCAACCATAGCACCGTATGCAGAAGGGTGAACGCCTTTAGTAGAAACACCTGATTTAGCTAAAGCAGTTTTATAAACTTCTTCCGCGCTATCGCAAGCAATCTGACCTACAATTGGCTTAACCTTTTCGCGTGCTTCAAATAGAGCAGTTACTTTAGCGACAGCGTTAGACTCAATCATAGCAGCGTCCATAGCTTGCTTTTTGTCGTCTTTGTCTTCTGCGTCAGACTTTTTATCGTCATCTTCATCTTCAGCGACTTCGATTACCTCTTCATCTTCGGCGTCGGTCTTCTTCTCGTCGTCCTCGTCCTCGGCTTCCTTTTCTTCCTTATCTTCGTCATGAGCTAATTGCCCCACAACTGCAATAATGGTCTTTTTCAGTTCTTCGGCTGAATCCATTCCAAGTTGTTCTTGGAGTTTAGATAACGAGCCTTTTTTCAGGGCAATTTTCTTGCTCATTAAAAATTCCTCAATTTCGTTAGGCATCTCATCTGCAATAATAGCATCCTTTCCGATACGACCACGCTCAACTAAAGCAACGTGATTACCGTGAATATTACGCATCACACCGTCATAGTGCTCCCCGTTCCATTCACCGCCTGTCATATCAGCAGTGTACGCATATCCCGCAGATAACTGGTTTAACTTCTCAGATTCAATCAGGTCGATTGCGTTCTGATCATATACACGTAAGCTAGAGTATACATTGTCCCCGTCCATTTCAACAACAGTGCCAATACTACCAACCGTGGAGTCCTTCTCAGGTTCTTCGGATGAGACAGGTGTGTGACGTTCTAACAGTTGCAAACCTTGAAATGTAGGCAACGCACGCTGAAGCTCGGTAGGGCAGCGCAATAGCATATAGACCTTATTCGGATCTAATCCTAAAGCTTGCCAATTTGGGATTTCTTGACCGCGATACGGATTAATTGCAGCTTTGGTAATGCAAGTTCGATCAACGATTAGGTGACCATTGTTGTCGATGTGCCGAACAGTGGTTAGGGATTGGAAGTCCATAGCGTATTTTGGCATAGTAAACGCCTTATAAATAAAACTGATTATAGCAAACGAGAAGTAATAAAAAAGCCCTGTTATAAGGGCTTGGTGTTAGTGCTTAACATTTGGTTGTCCGATAGGCGTGGCATCCTTTGGTATTTTTGAATGCAACAAAATCCATTTACCAAACTTAAATATGTATTCTTTTTTCTTTTCAGCTTTAAGATAGACTCTTGCTGACATTGAGTAATGCGTAGCCCCATCAGGCGCGTTTTGTTTAATTTCGTCTTTGGTCATTAGCACAGCCCACTATCTAAACAAGAATAACAAAAACCATGTGGTATTGGATCACCGCATTTTTTGCACGTTATGTACATTCTTCTTATCTTATCCATCACAACCTCTTATAGCTATTCAAACTTACTTTAATCATTTGCCATGCACCGCCATTTGATTTAAACGTAAAGCCTAGATCATTCTTTTTAAAGAATACTGGCTTGCCGTTCTCAAAGTCATAGTGTGTGGCATCCTTTGGTGCGCGTGCGCGGAGTTCGGTGGGGGTCATAGCTTCCAAACCTCGATTCTAATAGATCCCTCTTTTATCTGAAACACACAGTCATCATTGCTAGGCTTTGCGTCAATAAGCGCCTTTAGATCATTCTTGCTCACCTTGCCCTCAAAGTAGTCATTAATATTATTTTCTTCACAATCAAACTCGCCAACAGAAATTAGATTCCCATGGAAATATACATTTGTCCCGATTTTCATACTCACCTCACAATTCAATAATAAGTCTAGGTCTACAACGGCAGTTTATGGCTTGAGCAGGTTTGATCCATTCTCCGTCTAAATATAAACCTTTTTGCAATTCGTACTCTGTTCCGCTTGCCTTTACATGGCTTGGGCGTGGTTCTTTACTTGCGCTGGAATGAACCCATATAGCCCTTGTTACTCCTAGTTCAGTCGCTCTAGCTTCTTCAATGGCTTGGTTTATTTTGCTCACCTGATCTGACGCAATAATCTTGGCTCTGCGCTCAGACATGCCGTCAATTTCACGCAGGCGCTTTACTAAGCCTTCAACATCATAACCACCCTTAACCGATTGCCATACAGATAATCGAACACGGTCAAGATATTGTTCACCAACCGATTTGATTAACCCAATGTTTTCACCCAATGCGACTTGCATCTGTTCTTCAACATACTGCGAGTGATTAAACCCAACCGTAAAGCCACGTCTACGCAGAATAGACAGCAATCTACGCTCGTAGTTAGATTTGGATTTACCGACAAATACCTTTGCCATTTCAGGCGCAATTCGGTCTAGGTTATACGACCAACGGTTAATCACTGCATCCATGACATGAGAAAGCCAATCTGTGATTCCATCCATTGCCAAATCATTTTTAAATGGCTTAACAATATCTCGGATCACTTCTGCACGAATTTCGTCAATCATGCCCATCATCATGCGTTCATATTCTTTTTGAATACGAACCGATGGCGGTATTAACGGCAGAACGATTGGCTTTTTTTGTTTCATGATTTACCCATACAATTGACCCGCAGTCATCCTGCATTGTTCAACAACATTATCTTCAATTGAGTTTGATGATTTTATGCATTCTAAAATAAAATCTCTTTTCTTAATTCTATCAGATTCACTGATTGGTTGCTTAGCACAAGCCAACATGGAGATTGATAAAATAATTATTGTCATTAACTTCATCTTAAGAACTCCTGTTAGAGTGGTTTTAAAATTGATCGATACTCTTTAACAACTATTGGGTGCAACCTAACCCATGATTCATTTTGCCAAACATACCAATTACCGCATTCATGTTTTATATAGTCTGTTTCTTCAAACTCAGTTACGGTATGTGTTGCACCATGTGGCGCTCTATCTTTGATTTCTTGCTCTGTCATTTAAACAACTCACTATCTTGCTCTAAAATAATCAGTGGGACATACACCCTATGAACTCCAAATCCTTTACTTGTAAAATCAATCTCATCCCACTCGGATAAAGCGCAGTCCTTGTCGCAATATTTCGTGTAAACCTTACCATTCTCTATCTTTACAACCTGATATAGTTCAAGATCATCGCGTGGAGTTGTATAGTAATCTCCTGCTTTAGGTATCCATTTTTGCCCGCTATAAAATCTCATTGATAGAGCGGTTAATTTCTGTTTTGATGTTAAGCACTTAAATTTACTCATAACTCCACCATACCATCCAAATCGGGCTTTGCTCTTTGCCAGTGACCATTACAAAACAATAGCCACGTTCCAAAATCTAGCAACCAGTATTCATCATGCTTTTGTTGCCAGTGTGTAGCGTCATCAAGATTGGCTTTCATCACTTCTCCAAAACAATAGTACCATGCGGTATATCAACAGCGCGCAACTCCATTGGTTCGCGTTTGGCTAACTGAGAACGCAAGCTGTCAAGATCAATATTGCTGTAATATTTGACATTGCCATGGGTGTAGCACTCCATGCGTGTATTCCAGCATTTAGCCCACTCAGGAGCACCATCCACGATTTTTTTCATTTGTTCTAGGTTCATTTTAGTAGCTCCTGAATCTCATCAAGTAAATGCTCTACAGTTTCACCCTCATCTGACGCATCATAAATATCTGATAGTTTACTTTTTATTGCATCAGCCTTCTTTTGCTGTTCTTGGAATGCGTACCAAGCTCCGTTTAACCACTCATTAATATGAGAAAAAGGGCTATTGTACGATGCGTTTTCAAAAGAAACTCCGTACTGAGCCATGCAATTCTTCACCCCATCCACCTTCTCAAATTCTTCTCTAATATCCATTTCCCATCACTCCCACATAAATAATAAAAACCACGATAGGCGACATAAACGCACAAGCAATTAATTCAGGCTTCACGATTAACTCCGCAATGTCGGCACACCTTAAAACGCTTACCTGTTAAAACGCTTTCTTCATACTCGAAAGTATGGAATCCGAATAGGCATAGGATTTTAGTCATCACACACCACCCTTAAAAACTGAACGCAATGCAGAAACAACCTGTTTAATTTCATCTTCTGTGCTCCATGCTCCAAATTGATCTACCACGCAATTACTATTGATCTTTTCTGCTAAAGCATACCCTTTACTTATGCTTGAACTCAGAAAGTAAAATCTATCACCTTCTTTCGGCTCAAAAGGCGCAGGCACTTCAATTCCATTAATGGTGATGGTGCGGGGTTTGAGGCGGAATTGATAAAAATCCAAATCAAAAATATTTAACGTTGTATTGCTATCATCTATGTCGTAAAAATCTTCACCAACAATCGTGTTAGCTATTTGCAATTTTTTGCCATTAGCCCAAGCTAGTTTTGCTTCTTGCTTGCTAATTAATTCGCTCATTTCCCCACCTCAAATAAAATAATCCAAACCAAAGGCGCTGCGTAAATCAGCCCTGCTAGTGTGTTGTATGCTAGTTTTTTCATTTCTTCATATCCTCTCGAATCAATTTTTTAACGTAGGTGCTGAACTCTTTATCTTTGATGTAGGCGATAATGTCATCGTCTTTTTCAATGTTTAATGAAACGCGCTTAGTGTCGCGTTTCAGCTCGTAGTCTTTTTTGCGGTCTTTCATAGCTTGATGATCTCGACAATTTTAACCAAGCTTGCATTAACTACAGCAAAATCAGAAAAGCCATCGTAGTTATTTTTCATGTAATCAGCCGCTTCTGATTCTAATTGCTCCGCAACATCCTCATTAGAACCATTCATCAAGACTTCTCCTGAATCATCAAGCTCAACAACATGACAAAACTCTAAGCCATCAGCGCCAATTTCCATCAATAACTGTGTTTCTGTTGGTGCGATTGTGGTCATCCAAAACCCATCACATTTATTCATATCTACGTTTTCAATCTTGGTGCTTGAGTAGTGATAAAGTTTCATTTTTAGTATCTCCTGTCTATGGAATTATTATGCCGTAGCTACGACATTAAGTAAAATTCATAATTCTAATATACTTATCAATTTTTCTTATGCATTAAAAAACCACCCGAAGGTGGTCGTCAAATGTAGTTGCCTACGTGTTTATTCTACATCAACATCATCATACACATCCATATCCTTTGACATATCCAATCCTGTGTATGGACCATCCTCGTCAGACTGAAGAATCTCGCGCTGCTCGATGTTATCAATCACGCCCATATCCACATAAACCTGTGCCGTCTGCGCTTTCTTCAAATCAACGTCCGCTTGTTCGTTAGCATCTAATTGATACAAAGGATTGAACTGCCAATACAATTCAGGATCAATCTTGCCGAATAGGTCTAGCTGAACCAAGTCAATGATGGTTTTCATCTGCGGTAATATGTGAGCGTTTTGCAGTGCTGAAACGTGGTCATACCATACACGAATCTCACTATCACCTGTCGCATTTAAACCGCTTGGTGATTTACCAAACATTTTCACCAGTGGCATTTTTGCAGGGCCCGCCATCTGCTCGAAAGCCTGACTGCATAAAATATCCAACGTGGTCAATGGGGTGTTAAGTTGGAAAAATTCTTCTTCACCTGACTTATCAATCAGCATTAAGTTTTGATTGTTTTTCATCTTAGAGAAGATTTGTGCGCGTGCCACTAGGTCTGCAGCCGAACCCTCACCGCCGCTTAGGACTGCGCTCATATCAGTTTTTAAGCCAGTGATGCTATATGTGTGCACCAAATCACTCACACTATCCACTGTGCGCTCACAACGCTCTACATAAGGCTTCATGGCCTGAGTCATTGGCAGACCGCCGAAGTTATAGCTTGGCTTCATCATGTCGGGCACTGGTCGCATGATTAACGTCATCAATCGATCGCGATGCACGCGCTTGCCCAACACATACCACTCATACGGAACGAAGAAATCATTTTGTAGTGGATTATTCGCGTTGTAAGCCGATGGGGTAGACCAAAGGGCTTCAACCAATGAAAAGCCTTTTAATGAGCCTTTCTTGATACCTTTCTCGTTAATCAGTAAAGGTAAATCTGTCTTATCTTCCTGTCCCTCAATATCAACAAACAATTGAGAGCGACCAAAGTAGTGATCGTTTTCAATGTGCCTGCGGATTAAATCACGAACACCAAGCTCGTCTAGGCGCTGTTCAATCTGCTTAATAACTTCTTCATCACCGCCTTTAAGCTTACCCCATTCACGTGTCATTTCCTCTGCAACAGTCTCAGGCACTAAGCGATAATCAGCGTTTTGCGACATCCATGATAAGGCAGGGTAGCCGATGAATGTTGAGTAGAACTGCGGTTCCATTCCTGCATAGTTAGCCATTGCTCCGCACATGCTGTCTTGAGCAATAAGTGGCGTTACACCCGTAGGCACGACATTAGGCGCAAGCTCAGGGATTGTATAAACAAAATGGCCTGCGTCTTTAACATCGTCAAGCATTGTGATTACACGTTGCATCTGACGCAACACGGCATGTTGATCAATTTTAGGAGTTTCTACAATCTCCTTTTTCTTAAACCATTTGAACATTATAGTTGTCCTAAAATATCGGGGTTGATGTTAAGTCGAAGCTTCCGCTTCATAATCGGTTCTAGTGCATATCTTAACGCATCTATGTAGTGGTTGTTAGCGTCCACAACGATTGGCAGTACCTCGTCTGTTAATCGGTCTTTCTTGTAAGCGTACTCTCTAAACTCAAACAAGGTTTGCTTGCATCTAGGATGAATATACACTTTCTTAAATGACTTGATAAACTCAATACCATCCTCAACAGAGCCTTTGCCTTTCTCGACACCCTTAATTCTGAATAGACCTTTTCGCTTCAAGTGACTAATAGACTCAGGGCGCGCACTGTCCGCGCCTATTGGATATTTCTCGATTTCAGGTATGCGCTGTTTAAGAAAATCAACTGTATCGTCTAATTCTAATCCAATCTTGCCCGCCTCATAATCAATCCAAATACATCCATCATGAATCCAAACTTTAACGCAAGCTGTAGGGTCTTGAGAGAATCCAAAGTCAAGACCGATGTATGGCCCATCCCATTTTTTAGGATCAGCTTCAAATTCTTTTGATTCGTATTTGTTTCTGAAAATCTGTGCTTCTGATAGCTCAAGATAAGCGCCCTCCCAAATCCAGCGATAAGTGGCATCGTCAAGATTAGCTTGGTCTTTTCTTCGCTCCAACTCCAACACATGCGGAAACCACGGATTGTCTGAGTAGTTCATTTCAACACACATGCCGATAACTTCACCGCTATCAGGGTCTAATATTTCAGGATTTCCGAATTGCTCGGTTGTGGGGCTATTTCTTTTTTCAGGGTTCCACGTAATCCAAATTTCAGAAATAAACCTTTCGCCAGTTGGTAGCGTTATTTCCTCACGGACTGTAGGTAAAAGCTTACGATAGGCCATAACAGAAACAGACTCTGCTTCATCAATCCACGCAAGCAAAATACGCGCCTTGGACTTAATGCTGTCCAAGTTATGACGTAGACCACAAAAAGAATAATCAACGAGCCTGTTTTTACTGCGAATGTAGTTCTCGCCCATCTCGTAATAGTCATTTAGAAACGGCACAGTACGAATCGCTTGCTTAATCTCCTCCATAGAAGACTCAGACAAAGAGTTCATAAACTCACGCGCGCAAAGCAAAGTTCCACTCACACCCATTTCGGCAAACATATACCCTTTAACTGCTGTCATAAGCGCAAAAGTTCTAGTTTTCGATGATCCGCGACCACCCTTGGAACAACGGTATCGCAAGTTAGGCTTGCTGAATAATGGTATTAGTTTTGGCGGGAGTTGAATATCTACAGACGACATTATTTCTCCATGCTTGGAGCTACCAAATTAATCACACTTGGTTTATCACCAATGGCTTTACCATCACTCGTAATATCCTGTTTATCTGCATGTCCATCAATGCGGGCAACAAGCGCATGATTCAAGTCACCTGACAGCGCACCATCCAAGTTCCAAGCTTTCATAATTGCGTCTATTTCCCCATAGATAGCCGAATATTCATCTCTTTGGCCATAGTCTTTGAGCGTGCTTAGTCCTATGCCCATGTGCGCAGCCAATCCGAACTGAGTCATCCCTCGCATGTGGGGTACTTTGTCGTAAGATATTACGCCCTGAAATGAAGCCGTGATGGTTTTCTCAATTGGATTGCTTTTAACCCAATTAATATAATCCAAAGCCATCTCTTTAAAATCATCAGGGCTTTCAATTAATCTAGGTTTTCCTACCTCTCTACTCACCTAAAAACCCTCCCAAACTAAAACCACATAATAACAGAAAAGCCCTCAAAGGGGCTTTATTCCATATAGAGCTACTTCTGACTCAGTCAGTTGATGTGGCTTCGTCGACCAACCATTACCTAGCTTGCTGTAAACAAAGTACCCATCATCTGTTTTATGAAAGTAGTATCCGAGCCTATCATAGTGTGTCGCCCCCTGGATCGTGACTGGGAAAC